ATTTGACTCATTGCCTCAACAATGTCATACTGAATATCTGATAGAGGTGGTTGGGCTAAATATGATTCTCCCTCAACAAAAGTTTTAGCGTCTACAGGAATTTCTTCAAAATTATTATTTTTTAATGCTTCAAAAAAATCATTGAACTTGGCGGACAACTGTAATCACTTCCCCATCTTTAGCAATAGCAGAAAGCCTATGCATAATAAGGTCACGTATTTCTGGATGAGATGATGCAATGTCTCTGAGAATACCAACAAGAACCTCTTGTCGTTTTTCAATTTCCATCATCTCTTCTGCAAGTTCTTTGTTTTCAAGTAGTCCAGCCTTTTGTAGCATATCAATTCTTTTTGCTTCAATATCCATAACAAGTTTGATTGCTTGTGTTTTTGCACCAAGGTTATTTGTCATTGATGCTTCATCAATAACTTCATAAGACTTTGTGATTAATTTGCCATAGTGAGCATCCATTGAAGCAAGTGCCTCTTTAGCACGTGCACGAATTGCATCATTGGCAGAAGCCATAACTTTCCACTCATTAATAAGTTCAACTACACGAGTACGGGGAATAGCAAGTTCTTTTGAAATCTTTGTAGGGTCATTGCCTTTAAGGTATTCACCAACAACAGTATTTACTTGGTCAAGGTGTTTTACTAAATCATCTTCAGTTGTCATATTTTCCTTCTAATCTATTGATTTCATCTTTAATATAAAATATTGCTTTTTCAAGATCTTGAATTGTTTTTGATTCATCTTTAAGTCCTGCTCTCCATAAATATTTAAATGCATTACCAATATTAAAATTACGATGACGAGTTATTTCAATGCATTCAACACCAGATGGATCTGTTGTATAGTGAGATGGATGGTTTACTTGGTCAACAGTTATAGTTAGATTGTTACTCATCGCTTTGATTTCCTAAGCCCAAATTTTGCAAGGTAAACATAAATTGTTTCAACACTACACCCACACTCCTTAGCAATATCCTCTGGAGTCTTTTTATCCATAACATAGCGTTTACGCATATAAGACTCACTTGTATATAGTTTAGCAGCCATAATGTTATTTGTCAACTCCTATGGCTTTGCCCCAATTTTTTACTGCCCAATGCCCAATTCCACAAGCATCTGCAACATCGTTATCAGTAATAGCCTTATCATATTGAACATTAATAAATCTAATTGTTCTTTGCTTTCTTAATTCTCTTTCATTTGCTTTATGCCATGCTTCTGACTTACCTGGATTTTTTGATCTTATAAAAAACTTTTCGTCTTTAGTTAATTTTCCATTTCCAATAAATATTTGCCAAGTAATTGGAGAAACTTTTCCAATAACTTTAGTACCTGATTGACCTGCTGATCCAAGAATTGCTCCCTGAACAAGTGCAAGGTCTGCTGCCGTTTTTGGGCTATTCATAAAAACCGTATGCTCAATAATTATTGCTTCAAATCCACCATAATAATCAAAAAAGGCTTTTACTTTTTTTCCAGCATCCATAACTTTTTCGTATATATCTTTGCCTTCAAAAGTAATCTTACCAACACTTATAATTGTATGTGTAAATGTATCAAACACTGCAAAAGCAAGACTATTGGTACTAGCATCAATAGCACAAATAGTTTTAGGTGTAATTTCTAATCCCCATTTATTCTTGCTCATAATCAATAATACCCAACCTTTTTAATTCTTTTAATGCTTTTATTACTTGCTTAGGATTTACATTGCAACTTGAACAAAAGCCAGAATCATTGTAAGGGCTGAGGATAGTTCCACAGCCACCTACACATGATTTCTTTTTATCAAAATTTTTCTTTCTTCTTAATATCTTTTGACGCTCAACAACTTTTTCTTTTGTTGCTTCGGATCTGCATTCTGATGAACAGTATATTTGATACGAAACAGCAGGTTTAAAATTATTGTCACACCAACTACATAGTTTCACTCAGTTCCTCCAGAGATGCGATCTTGACAGATCCTACCCCTGCGTCTGCACATGCTGCTCTAACTGGACAAGTCTTGCAAACTTTTGCATTTGATCTATAATTCTTTGTAGGAAGTTCTTTATTTTCCCAAGACTTACGGACTTCACGCATCCAATTAAACAGATAATCTACCCACTGTATATACCCGTCATTGACATGAATTTCAAATATTAGAAGTTCATGGTTATTTTTATTCTCATAGATAAGCACACCCTTTGCTTTCTTAAGAATCTTCATATAGATAAGCAATTGGACTACGTGTCCAACTTTTGGCTTACCAGCATTTTTGCGATATTCAAAGGCTTCATTCATCATGGTTTTAATTTCACCAAGAAGTTCTTCACCTTCCCAATTAAGCAGTACATCCCCAAATCCAAAAATAGGAGGATCTTGTGCAATAATCTTAAACTCTGAATCAATAAGAATACCTGAATCTTTCATTGCCTTTTGAATTCTTTCATGGCCTTGAGATCCAGCGGTCATGTTTGCTACAGCATAAGCATCTGCAGTATCATCAAATGTATTTCCTTCAAATGCCAGATACCAGTATCTTGGACATTCTCCATGACCATATACAATTGTTGAAGGAGCAAAAGTTTTCTTTTGTGTATGCTTTGGACCACGCTCTGCAACATATCCAGATTGAATCTTTTTGATCAAATCTGCTTGGTGCATAGTATCTAATTTTTCATCTTTTTTTACCATAATTTGCTGCAATAAAGTTTTTGTCATTTTTAACTCGTTTCTGTTCTATTAAGTATATCAGATTAGCGTGTAATGTATTTCAATGCTGAAACTAAATTATTAATAGATTCTGCAGCCGTATAGTATAAATTTTTCTTTCCTCTATCACTTTTATCAACATTAGCCATCCATGTTGCTTTAAATGCCATTTTTGCTGCAATTGCTTGCAACCTGACAATTTCTACAGTAGCAACATTAAGAGGAATATCTGGTTTAATAATTATTTTTGCAATAAAGGTAAGTGCTACCGTCAACTCCTCATCTTGCATATAATCAGCAATCTCTGCCAAACCATTTACCATATCTAGCGTTGTTTCGTTATTTGTCATCTTCTATCTCTCTTTTCTATGAATTGAAAAAATATGTTTTCTACAAACTCTCCATCTTTAAATATTCTATTAGGCCTTCCATGTATTTGATTTGATCCTAAAAATGTTACCGCTTCATTATCATTTAATGAAAATTCTTTGCCGTCTATCCTTAAGGGCCAATCAATATTTGATTTATACTGATAATCTATCGTATGTTTTGTAATAGATCCATTATCTGTATGATCTGGCAATCTTGGAATTAAAAAATCTTTGTTTGAGTAACCTATAAAAACAATATCAAATAAGTAAAGATTTTTTACTTGAAAATGATCTTCTGCAAATTTCATAGTTTTTTTTAAAAGTTTTTCTGGAAATCCACCAATACAGTCAGCCATGTACCTTTCAGAAACTGAGGCATAGTATCTTCCTAATTCTTCTTGTCTATAGTACATTTTAGAAACTTTGACATAGTTTTCTATATAATAGGATAATTCCTCACGTTCAGAAGTAGTATAAAAATTTGAAAAGACTTGATTAAGTTTATTATTCATTTTCTACTCCTTCTACTAATTGCTCTAGCATATCTAATTCTATTATAGCAAGTCTTACCTTCTGTGTACCCTCGCCAAGCACAACAATTAATGCTGGATCCATATTCTTTTTTATAGCATCTGTTACTGCCTTAGCCCACACATCTTGGTTTAAAGTAAAAGACTTAGAACACTCTTTAAAATCTATAACAAAGTTATTCCAAGAAGCATCACCTTTTACAGTGTTTCTACCAGAATTCTTGTGTTGTTTTGCACCAATTCTTTTAGACTCTGATCTTTCACTCATTGTTTTCCCTTTGATAATCATGTTTAGTCTTTACTAATAAAACTTCTGAAATATGTTTTTGACTGCACATAAATGTACATTTTGCAGATTCAACCCAAAATCTCATTGTCTTGACTTCTTCATTGCATGTATGACAAGGAAATTTTCCAGGATATACTGTAAATTGTTTATTAGACATTTTTAAGTTTTTGTCTTAGATTTTCTTGTAGGTCTAAGTCTTCTCTCACACGATTAATAAAGCCTTCTCTTCCTTGAACCTTTGTTCCATCAGGAAGTAAATACCATGCACCAGTTCGTTCTACAATTCCCACTAGTTCTGCTGTATCAACCATGTCTCCAATAGCATCTAATCCAATATCATCACCTCTGAAATAAAAATCATATTCACCAGATTGGAATCCTGGAGATGTTTTAGAAAATTGTAATTCCCAACGAATCTTTCTTCCAATCTTTTCTTCAATTAGTTTATCGCCTACCTTAATCTTGCCTTTGATTGCTTGATTGTCTGATTCTGACGAAAATAGTTTAATAACGCAAGAGGAATAAAACTTAGTAGCCTGACCACCAGAAGGCTGCTGGCTAGTATACATAGCATTGATATTGTTACGAGACTGAGAAATAAGA